TAAGCCCTGCTGCTAAAGAAATAGAGGCTAAAGTAATGACAGGAGATTTTATATTTTTTAGCGACCCTGTGATAAGATGGCAGTTTGGAAATGTACAACTAGAAACAGACCCCGCAGGAAATATTAAGCCAAACAAAGCTAAAAGTGCTGATAAAATAGATACTATTATGGCTTTATGTATGGCTGTTGGTGAGGAAATGTACAGCGAAGCGCCTGTTGTGAGTAAATACAAACGAGATAATAAAGGATTTTTCACTATTTAGCCCTATTGCTTTATAGGTAAAATTATTGTAAATTGCAAAAAATATTTTTTTAATGGGATTTTTTGACTTATTCAGAGGTAACAAACCACAGCCTGAAAAACGAAATTATGTTGATTATGCTATGGGTTTAAACCTTAGTTCTAAAGACGTACTTGTAACACCTGAAACAGCCTTAACTTTTAGCGCAGTTTATGCCGCTGTTAGAGTAATAAGCGAAACTATTGCGCAATTACCTTTCAACTATTATAAAAAGACTAATAAAGGTCGAGATATATTTGATAAAAGCCCTTTACAATTTTTAGTAAATAATGAGCCAAACGGCTATCAAACTAAGTATATATTTTTTGAAACTTATGTAAATACTTTGCTTTTATATGGAAATGCTTTTGCTTATATTCAAAGAGATGGCGCAGGGATTCCTATTGCTTTAACTTGTTTGCATCCTGACGATGTACAAGTAAAACAAAAGAACAGCAGACTTGTATATGAAGTAAGAGAGCAAGGTATGTACGATGCAAGTGATATTTTACACGTTCCTGACTTAACTTTAGATGGATATATCGGTAAAAGTCGTATAAGTGCAGCAAGAGATAATATTGCTCTAGGTATAGCAGCTCAAACTTATGGTAAAAATTTCTTTGAAAGTGGTGCTAAAATTTCAGGAGTTTTAAAACATCCTGGCTCTTTAGGTGCTGACGCAATGCAAACACTTAGCCAACAATGGCACAGAACTTATCATAGTGGTTATGCTGGTGGGTTTAAAACGGCTGTACTTGAGGAAGGTATGGACTATAAACCTATTCAGCTAAGCCCACAGGATGCACAATTTTTAACAACTAGGCAGTTTAGTATATTAGAGGTAGCTCGTATTTTTAGAGTACCACCGCATTTATTAGCTGATTTAGATAGAGCTACATTTAGCAATATTGAACACCAAAGCACAGAATTTTTAAATTATTGTATTAGTCCTATACTGAAAAAACTAGAACAAGAGTTTAATAAAAAGCTTATTTTTCAAGGGAATAAAGTAAAAACATATTTTGAGCATAATGTCAATGCTTTATTACGTGGAGACGCTAAGAGTAGAGCGGAATATTACAAGAGCTTATTTAATGTTGGTGCAATTAGCCCTAATGAAATAAGACGCAAGGAAAATATGAACGATATAGAAAAAGGGAACACTTATTATGTACCTATGAACATGATAGATAGTGCAAAGCCAAACCCTAAAGATATAAAACCAAAAGAACAGCCTAAAGAGGATAAAACAGATGGAAAAGACGGAGATAAGACAATTTAATTTAGAGGAATGTAGATTTGACAAATCTAAAGACGGAGAAACTATTGTAAGAGGTTACGCAGCAGTTTTTGGGCAACTTAGCGAGGACTTAGGCGGCTTTAAAGAACAGATTGATAGTAGAGCCTTTGACAATGTTTTAGAAGACGATGTAGTGGCTGTATTTAACCACGATATGAATATAATATTCGGAAGAACTAGTTCAGGAACATTAAAGCTTTCAGTTGATGAGAGAGGGCTTGTTTCTGAAATAACTATGCCAAACACCCAAGCCGCAAAAGACACTATCGAGTTGATGCGCAGAGGCGATATAAACAAAATGAGTTTCGGGTTTATTGTTGATGTTGATAAATGGAAAGAAAGCGAAAGAGGATATGTGCGAACAGTCAAGGAGGTAAAAAGGCTAATTGATGTTAGCTTAGTTACAAAGCCAGCCTATCCACAAACCACAGCCGCAGTACGTTCTTTAGACAACTATAAAAAACAAACACCCAAAACATCAAATATATCTAAAAACAAAGTAAGACTTTTAAAACTAAAAAAGTGAAAAAGACAATTAAACAATTAAAAGACGAGAAAGGTTTAGCCCTTTCAAACATGACTCAACTTATCGAGATAGCTGAGCAAGAAGACAGAAATTTAACTATTGACGAGCAAAGCGCTTTTGATTAGAGCGAAAAAATTGCTAGTGATATGGATGCACGTATTTCACGTTTAGAGCGTTCTATGGAGTTAACTAAAACACCAGTAACGCCAGTAACATTTGGTACTCAAAACGTAGCTAAGTCTGATAAAGATTTAAAGCGTTTTTCATTTACAGCAGCAGCGACAGCAGCTTATAATGGTCAAATGGATGGACTCGTTCGGGAGATGCACCAAGAGGCTCGCAACGAAAACCAAAGCCGCCTATTTCGTGGTGTAGGGATTCCATCTATCGTATTAGAAACAAGAGCAGACTTACCAGCTGCATCAGCTGAAGTTGCACCTACAGAAGTAGGTTCTTTTATTGACCAATTACAAGCAAACAGCGTTTTAGTTCAGGCGGGATGTAATTTTTATTCGGGTATTTCAGCAGATAGAAAATTCCCAATTATTGCAGATATTGACTCTGGTTATTTAGCTGAAGACAATGCAGGTCAAGCTGCTGACGGAGCAATTACAAACGTAACGCTAAGCCCAAAGAAATTAATTTCTGTTGTTTCAATGAGTGCTGAAATGATGACACAAAACGCATCAGCAGAGGCAGCTTTACAGAGAAACATGGCTCGCTCAATTACTGCAACAATGGAGGCAGCTTTACTAGGTAATGCTGATGTATCTCAAGCGCCAGCATCTATTTATCATACAGCAGATGCAGTAGCACCAGCAGTAGCAGGTGATATAGGAACAAAAGAGCTGATTGATATGGAGGCTCAAATTTTAGCTAGAAACTACAATCCATCAGCTGGGCGTTTCTCTTACTTATTTAACCCTGCTGTATTAGCTAAATTAAAAGCTGAGGCTGGTTTAGATTATACAAATGGCGCTTTCATTGATTGGGCAAACAAGCAAATCAACGGATACAATTTTTACGTATCATCTAATGTAGGGGCAACTTTAGCTCAGGCAACATTGTTTGGTGATTTTTCTGATGTACACTTAGCTACGTTTGGAGGTTTAGATATTATCTCTGACCGCTATACAGATGCTCACAAAGGTATTTCTCGCCTTGTAGTTGTATCTTTAAATGATGGTGTAGCTGCACATACAACGGCAGGTTCTACATCTTTAGTATCAGCTGAAGTAGCGTAATTTATATTTACTTAATTAAAGGGGCGGTATAAAGCCGCCCTTTTTTTAACCCTTTAACAATGGCACAACAAGCAAAAATAGGAATATACAGCGGAACGGAGCTTATAAGTTTAGCAGAAGCAAAAGCTTATTTAAGGGTAGATACATCGACAGATGATGCTTATATTACAGAGCTTATAAAAATAGCTAGGTTGCAAGTGTTAAGAGATACACACACAGCCGCCGTTGAATTAGATGTTACAGAATACTTTTCTAAATGGGAAAATTGTTTTCATTTGCAGTATTCAGGAAAAGTAAGCGGTAGCCCTGTCTTAAAGTATTATGATACAAACAACGCAGAGCAAACACTTACACAAAATACAGACTATAGAGTCATTAATTATATGGGGATGCCAAAGGTGGAAATGATAAACACTTTTAGCTTATACGATAGAGTTGACGCAATTAGTTTTAAGTATGATATAGAACCTGAGAACGCTGATAATGTACGCACTTTAAAGATTGCAATGTATATGCTTATACAACACTTTTACGACAATAGAAGTCCTGTAAGCTATTTAAAAGTTGATGAGATGCCTTTGGGTTATAGAAACATAGTTAATCAATATAAAAACTATATTTGGTAATGAATCCAGGCGAATTTAGACATACCACAACTATAAACTTTATTACAGAAAGTCAACAAACAGATTTTGGAGATTTTGCAACAGCAGGCACAACATCCCTAAACAGATTTGCTAAGGTTAAATGGTTGCAAGGGAGTGAGCAAATTAATTCTGATGTAGTTGCTTTAATTAAAAACATTGAGTTTACTTATAGATATGAAAGTCTAACGGAGTTTATTGATAGGATAGATACAATAACTTACGAAAATGAAGTTTATTACGTTAAAAATGTAATATTTAAAGGCGCAGGAAATAAGCAGCTAGTAGTTATAAAAGGACAAACAGCAGAAAGTTGATAACAGCATCAATAACAGGAGATAAAGAACTTGATAGAGTCTTAAAAGAACTAGGACAAGAGGCTATTAAGGATAGCCAAATAAAGCAAGGGCTTAGAAAGATAGCTAAACCTTTTATTACTGATATTAGAAGCAATATAAACGACGTAACAAAAGAATTATCTAAGTCGATAGGAATACTAAAAAAAATAAGAAGTAAAAAAGGAAAGCCTTTTATTTTAGTCGGGCCTAGATACTATGGAAATTTTAAAGGATTTCATGCTCACTTAGTTGAGGTAGGAAAAACATTTTACGATGTTGAATTTGATGACCAACGAAATATAGAAAGGGCTTATAATAAAAATAAAACTAAAGCACTAGCTGACTTAAATAAAGAAATTGTTAAGTTGTTAGATAAGAAACTAAAAAAGCTAAAAGCATGAGCGCAACAGAGGGCTTAAAAATAGGGAAAGTAATTTTTAATTTACTTAGCAACGACTCTAATTTATTAGCTGTTTCAGGAATGAGCGCAGCAAAAATACAGCCCGCACCAATGAAAAACCCAAGTGCGCCTGAGATTGCAGTTATATATGAATTTGATGCAGTTAATGCTGTTAATCAAAAGCGACTAATAAGAGCAGAAACAGCGCCTTTATATATAGTAGATTTTACTTGTGAGTGCATAGCCCTAGATTATGGCACAAGCATAACCTTAGCCAATGAAGTAGGGAGAGTTTTACAAG